CACGAATCTGATTTTCTACCGAACCGCCGCCGCCACGGGGGAAGAAACCCAAGGTCATCGGACCTTCGATTTGCTTCTTCAGGTTGGCCAGGTCCTGCTTAAGAGCCTCACCGTTGATGCGGATCTGGACTTCAGACAAGCCCTCAAGGCGCTTCTTCCAATCCTCGACACCTTGGGCCGCATCAGAGTAGGCGTTCTTGATGGTCTCGACCGTTTGCCGATGTTTATCCAGCGCCTCTCCCGTCGAGATGGTCGCTTTCGTCCACTTCCCGGTGAGTTCGATAATGAGGAAGATGCCAGCCGCGATCAGCCCGGTCGGTCCGAGCGCAGCACCCAATGGGACAAGAGCAGCCCGGAGAGCCGTGAAGAATCCGCCGATGGTCAACGCACCCACTCGAGCGAAGCTGATAAGCTGGGCTAGATTCGCGGCAGCGAGCGTGACCCGCGACCCAAAGAGGAGGAATCCCTTACCCATCGAGACGACGTACTCGGCGAGCCGGAGCGACAGCCATACTTTGCCGACAGCAACGAAGACCTCAAACTTTTCAGCGCAAAGGCGGATTAAATCGACCGCAGCGGCTGCGGCCTCACCCAGCGCCTTGAAGAATTTGTCGCCTTCAGAGGACTGCAGATACTGGTTCAGCTGCGCGAGAGACTTGCGCAGGGCTTCCCCGAAGCCTCCATCCGCAAACTTTGCTCGGGCTAGGTCGAGAAGGGTGAAGAACCGATCGATCTCAGCGGATGTAGAGGACAGAGCTGCTGGAAGAGCGCCGCCGAACTTACGCTGGATCTGGTCGGCAAAGCCCAACAACTCTTTGGATGTCGCCTTTACCTGACCGGCCTGCATCAGTCGGTTGAGTTCTTCTGTGGTCTTACCGAGGCCGGCCGCGAAAAGCTGGAACGCGCCGGTCATACGGTCGCCCAGCTGCTGCTTCAGTTCTTCTGCGGTGATGCTGCCTTTAGACAGCATCTGCGACAGCGCACGATAGACGCCTTCCAGATCCTCAGCACTGGTCTGGTTGACGCGGGCTGCCCCGGAAACTGCAAGGAACAAACGGCGGGTCTCGCCCAGCGAGAACCCAGCTTCACGGGACGCAAATAGGAGGTCTGAGTAAGTCTTAGATAGCGTGCCGAAGTCTTGGCCCAGCCGAACAGCCTGCTCGCGCATGTAGGCCATTTCGCTCGTAATGGCCCGGGTATCATCGCCGAACACAACAGAGAAACGAGCCTGAGTCTGCTCCATATCACGAATGACACGGGTGACGTTCCGAAGCTCGTTAATGGCGCCGAACAAGCCGATATAGGCGGCCGTAATACTCAGGATCTGGCCGCGTAGGCGCTGGAACAGCGATAGGGCGGTGCGCTGTGTCTCGTAGGCGCTGCGCTGGGCGGCGCTCCCTGTCACAGTTGCTGCTGTTAGCTTCTCTTGCTCCCCGGCTGCCGACCGCAACTGGCCGGCGAATTTGCGGAGCTGGTCGACGTGTTCCTGCAGGCTCGAGCCGAACTGCATCTGGGCGCGAGCCGAGGCAACGGTTGCTCGAGTCTGTTCAGCCTGCGCAGCGCGGCGCATCTCGGCGGCCGCAACTTCCTTCTGGGCTTCCTGCTGTGTCGCCGTGGCGAGTTCAAGCAGCTGCTGCTTCGCCTGCACGGCAGAGGTCGTATCGATCGCGGTGAACTTCGTCGCGCCGAGTGCCTGTGCGGTCTTCTCACCTTGGGCTGTTACTGCCGCAAGGTCTGTACGGAGGCGACCCAGTTCAGCTCGTTCGGTTTGCAGGGTCTGGGATGCCTTGACTGCGCTATCGCGGAGTTCATCCTGGTTCTTCTTCGACACCTTCAGTGCCGCAGCGGCTTCGTCGGAAGCGGTGCGCATGGATGTCTGCGCTTTGACCATATCGTCATAGACCGCCTGAGCGTTTTGCTGGGCGCCGTACAACGAGATGAGGGTATCGCGCTGGTCGCGGAGAGCGTTTACAAGTTGCTCTGAAGGCTGCTTCGCCTTCGATACGGCATTGTACAAGCGCCGGTACTCGGACTCAGCATCCTTCACCTCGGCATTGACGATTGCCAGAGCGTCCTTGGCTGCGGCCGTAGAAGTTTTCTGTTGCTCGAAAGCCTTGGAAGCGGCGTCAGCTGCGCTCTGAAGTTCGCGGGTGCGGCTCGCGGCCTTGCCATATTCCGTGATGAGCTGGCTTGTCGCACCCTTAGACCGGCTTACGGTATCGCTCAGGCGAGCAACAGCTTCCCCGGCTTTGTTGATAGATTCAGCGGCTGCCCCGAGCTGGGACAGACCGCCGATCTCAGTTTTCAGTTTTGCAATGCCGGAACCAAGCTGTTCAGACAAACCGGCTGAGTTCTTTGCGCTCTTGCCGAGTTGATCCTGAACATCTGTGAGCGCCTTGAGCGCTTTGGTTACGTCGTCGACGGCCTTGGAGGTTTGGTCTTTGGCCCGGAGGACTAGTTCGACATCGTTCTTGTTAGCCATTGCGCCTTAACCTCGCTAAAAGATCTTTGCCGGTTTTCTTCTTCGTCTCCGGTTTGACCGACGTACCCGACAGTCGCTCGATCTGCTCCTTCAGTTCCTTCTGGGCATCCTTGGACAGTATGGAGGCCACCGCCAGCTGGGTGAGCGCCGCCTGTGTCGCGTGGAACCGGTTGACCCGGTCAACCACGATAGAGGCCTCTACCCAAACAAGCCCCAGAGGATAATCACCTGCCTCTGAGTGACCGTGTTCCATCAACAAGCTCACCTGTCGACGGATGCCCCACAGCCAAGTTGCGAAATCAGGTGGCGCTACTTCAGCGCCTTCATCCCCTGAATTGCGCGCTTGACGGTCTCCATTACTTTTTTTGCCCCACCCTCACCGGCGAAAGTCAGCTTCAGGATCTGCTCCAACGCATCGAACTGAGCCGATACAGGGAGCATCTTGGCAATCTCGATTGACTCTTGGTCGTCGCTGCCAGCTGCTGTCGCGATCACGCAAGCCGCCAGTTCTGGCGCAGACTGAAGCAGCTTGATGCCATCCTCCGGCGTCAGGCTTTCGGCGCCACCAGCGGCACGAGAGAACAGAGCATCGATCGCCGATTCGTGCTTGATAACCAAACCGGTGATGTCGTTCAGCGAGAGACCCCGTACGGTGAAATCACCGTATGGGGTCGCCACTGTTGCATTAGCTATTTTAAGACTTTTGAGCGTCACACTACTCTCCTGTCGTTATTAGCTGGCTACCGAGCGTTCGTCAGCGTAGATCGCTTCCATGCCGCTCTTCTTCAGCACTTCGATGGTGAACGGGATCTGCTGCCATTCGTCCGACTTCAGGGCGAAGTCGCCGTTCGGAGCGAGGGTCACGTACGGCATGTAGTAATCGATCAGCGTGCCTTCCGGGTTCTGCGAGAGGAAGCGCAGGGCGCCCTTGATCGGCTGCGAACCGGAAATGACTCGCGAGCGGGTCGATGCCTTCACCTTGTAGTCGACCTTCAGGTTGGTGCCTGCAACAATGCTACCACCAGCCTTCAGGTACAGACGGCCGGTTACGAGATCGATCTCGTAATCAGTGCCTTCGACGTAGGTGGTTGTGCCGGCAGAGTCCGTCAGGATGATCTTGGTCGACGGAGCCGTGTGGATGTCGAGGTTCTGGTAGCCTGTCGGGTTCGACGTGCTTTGGCCGAGCGGGTAGTAGCGGCCAAGCTCAACGGAAGTCAGAACTTCGTCAGTCACAGTCAGCGAGGACTGAGTGATGGTCGACTTCGAGCCGAAGAAGAAAGCCGCGACGTTGTCGATGTCGATGTTGTCGCACACCAGCGAGCCGGAGCGGTTCACCTGGAGAGAGATCGAGCGATCCTTTTCCTTAATGCCACGGTCCGAGCTGTAGTGTTCCAGCTTTTCTTCTTCAATCGTCAGATTGAACTCAGGGGTGTTGCCCAGATAGCGCTCAGCGCCCGGGGTTTCGGTGCCGGTTTTGAAGGGGGCGAAATAGACCTCCCCGCGACCCAGCGTATACTTATCTGTGTGGTTAAAAGCCATTGCGCTCTCCTTCCTGTTGACCAGTCACCAGAGGGTTGACTGTATGTTAGTCGAAAGGCTTCGAGATGTCCTCAGTTATTTTGATGGTAACTCGAAGCCAGAAATACGTCGTCGCTGATGTTTCGTCAGCTGGACGCACCGTCCCAAACCCGATGTCAATGTCACTAACCGCCTTACCCATTCCGAAGGCGTTAGGTCCACCGCTCATACTGATCTGAGTGGTTTTTTCCCGCTCCAGAACCAACGCCTTTTTCACGTCGGCGAGCAGGATATATCCGTTGTCCGTGGGATGCTCTTTGTCATCGACAGCAAACCCTTGGATGAGAAGATCGAAATCTCCACGCTGAACTTTTCCGCCAGCAGGCGTCGGCAAGGAGTCGAGCGGAATCGGTGTCTCGAGGATCGACACCATCGGGAGCGGGTCATTGTCCCCGAACACAAGGCGCCCACGGAAGACCGAAGCTGACAGATCGCTCTTATACCCATTAGCCGGGGTGATCGAGCGCAGACAGTTTGTGACGGCATCGAGAAGACGAAGCCGGAAGGGGCGACTATAGGACATCCTGAAGCTCCAACTGACGGAAGAACTCAGTCTCGAAGAGCGCCTTGATGTCGGGCGTCTGGTCAGG